AGAGGGTTTTGTAGTTATTGTAGACGAAAATGACCTGGACATAAACGCTGGGTGTAAGTAGGAGTAAATTATGGCTGAAGGCTTAGTTTTAAACAAGATGTACAAGAACAAAGACTACAACGCCGTGTTTACTTTCTCGGATGGTAAGGGTAATGTTCTTGACCTAACAGACTACGACATTACTTTTGTAGCTAGAAAGATTTCTAAATCTCCAAATGTTATTGTGTCTGCTCTGGACTTAGCTACCTTTCCACTAGAAGGTAAGGGGCTTCTTAAGCTAGACCCCGCAGATACAGATGTGGATTTAGGTTCTTATGAATTTCAACTGGTTGGGAACGACAACCAAAACGAAGAGCACATGTTTAACAGCGGTACTTTTATGCTAAAGAAGTCGTTTCTATAGCTTTATTAGATGAACCGGAAAGGAGAAACATGCTATGTCTGAATTTGACTATTCCTACCTAGAGAGAAACGACAGGGCAACTAGTCGTAATATGTATGCCAATAACTTCGACTCCACAATTATGGGGTACAAGGGTTACACTTTTTTTAATGTGGGGGTGCACACTCTAGATTTTCAGCCCCCAACTACACACGGTAACAGCCCCGAGTACCAAGTAATGGATCAGGCCAAAGACTACAGCATGGTAATAGTCACAGAAGGTCTATCGAGTGCGCCGGTAGCTGACGAGATATTCTCTATAACCGATATTTATTTGTCGGCTGACGGGGCTGGATCTTTCGCTGTACAGCACTACGAGGACCTTGTTTTTGGGGAAACAACCAAACTAACCCAGTTTTCAGCTTCGTTTAAGCTCAATGAGGTTTGGGCAAGCATGATGATTACGGGAAATGAGTATCCCGTACTCAACGTTGATTTTTCTCATGCTCTTGGCCCCACCGCAATTATGCTTGTTGGTACCCCCAAAGAGTATGATTTGTCCACGGCTCCTCCAGTGCTTGGCCCGCAGCACATGACTGGGGTAGAGGGTGTCGTCGTACCTCCGTAAACCAAGAGGCTAAACAATTCTTTTAGTTTTGTTTAGCGCCTGCCACTTTATTAACTAGGATAGGAGGAGATTCAAAATGTCTGAATTCGATTACACCCAGGAAGAGAGATTTGATAGAGATATTACGGGAGGGCTATACGATCCTCTTGTCACCGTTACAGAAGAAGAGCGGCAGGCCATTCCAACGCTAGGCTCAATCAGCATCACTGTGAATGGTAACGGGACCACGGACCCCAATCCTGTATTCCAGTTGCTAGATTTAGAGGGTGAGCCACTCTTGTCTTCCAGGAAGTTAGAGATCTTCTTATCGTCGTATAACACCGATGGGGACTATGACTATCCCCCTTTTGGCCCAGCTACCGCTTCTTGGGGAGAAGGTACTTGGGGTGGTTTTCTGCATAAAATTGAGACGGGTCTGTACGAGATTTGGACCACAGACATCAACGGTAAGATGGATATGTGGCTTGATAAAGATACCGCGACAGATTTAACGTGTTACATTTGTGTGGTTATGCCGGATGGGTCTTACACCTTCTCGGAAGAAATGACAGTACTTTCTAAAGCATAACCCTGAGGAATTACTAAATTCTTAATAAAGAGGGGGCGCACACGCGCCCCCTCTTTATTTAGTGGGGGTGTCCTTATGGGTAGCCTACGTGACTGGGTGTTTGGGAAAAAACTAGTCCTTAAAAAGACTTTTGACTTGTCTAGGAAAGATAGGTCACTAGACGAGAGAATGGATTCTTCTTTGGCCTTGTCTCATGCGAAGAGATTTGTTGACGACATTATCTTACTATTAGCGGAAGAAAATATTTGCCCCGCAGCTTTACCCAGGATGTTGGTACGCGCAGAAAGGTTGAAGCAACTGCTAGACAACACCAAAGATTGACAACAAAAGAGTTAGGTGCTACTCTTTTGCTGAGGATACTATTATGACTACAAACACATGGTTTAATTCTTTAGGTTGGTGGGACCAGAAAAAAGCCTTTGCGGATTTTGTTACCTACAGAGAGGAAGACACGCTAGAAAATTTTCATACCGCAGTAGAGTCAGCTATCGCTGTTATTAGGGTGGTCTACTCTACCCACAAGTTAAAAGCTATCCACCCTGGGGATGAAGAGGATCTTATATCAGCAGCGGCTATGACTATTACTAAAGCTCTACCTAAGATGCGTCTTAAGCCCACAGAAAAATTAGATGATGATAAAAAGTACATGCGTTATCTGTTTACCTGTGTTCTTAATGCTTTTTATAGAGAGTTTGATTCGTTGTATGGGAAGATGAACAAGCTGTACAAAAGGTTGCACGAAAAAGACCTAGAGTACAACCCACAGACACCGAAGGTAGACCAGGTAATGGCTAAGCTGTTTCTTGAGAACATACCATCTCAGCTTCTAGAAGAGTCTATGGCTTTAATAAGATTTAAAGATCATAGAAGAAACGTGTGTGAGTACATACTATCTCAAAAGATGTCTGATAGAGAGATTGCTAAGTCAATAATTCAGCTTCTCGGGTGTACAGATCAAAAGCAGTTCTTGACTCAGTACTGTAACTACTTGCTGAGTGCCGCATTTGAATCCATAAAGAGAAACAACCTGTGGGAAGAGGGGATGCTAGACTCGTTTGAAGGTGTATCGGAAAATCAGGAATTGGAGGTAGAAGAGTATGAGCAACATTTATGAAGAGGTTTTAGAAGACATAGAACTTTTAGACAAAAAATCTGTAATAAGCGCTCTAGACCGCAAGACTTATTCCCAGAGGATTATGGACGAAGAGATTGCAATAGAGGATATATGGGAAAATGACCTTGAGGAGTAGTGTTGACACCCGAGGTTTTGTTTAGTACCCTCTGTTTATGCAGCTACCAAAAGTATTTCATAGCTTATCCAGTAGGGCAACAAAAATGTCAAAAATAACTAAAAGCCATGTAGAAGAGTATGTGTCCTCTTTAGATGGGGGCACAACTTTTTTACCAGAGTTGATAGAGGTTATTGGTACCGAAAACTTTTTAAAGTTAGTCACCCTTCTAGGTGGACAAAAAGTTGTTATACCCACTCCTGAAAAAGTGCATAAGGATATACAGGCACTTATTAAGAACGGAGAAGAAAATGGAAGATAGAGAAAACGTCTTACTCCACAGGATGGCGGATACTCTTCTTGAGTCTGCAACGTCTAACACTGTAGTAGAAAAAGGGTTGATATCGCAGGCAGAGACACTAATAACGGTACACCAGCTCTATGTACAGCTTCTGTATGTAGGAGTAATCATAGACCAGATTACACAGCTACCGTCGTACCTAGAAGCCTTGGATAGTATTGTTGAGGACATCGACTTAGAAGACTTAGCAGAGGCTTCCCCTCGAGTTAAATTAGGAGCAATTTCGGCCCTTAACCAGTCTATTAAAACAAAGGTTGAGTTAGTTAATTCCATGATGGCTTCAAAAGATGCCGTAGGCATTCTAATATCCCAAATGAAAGAAAATTTTGGTTACGGGGAAGAGGCAGAAGAAGAATCTGGGGATGCCCAGGTTATGAGTAAAATTAAGGACATGTCCTCAGAAGGAAGACAAAAAGTTCTTGGTGGGGTTATACAGCTCCTTCAGAAAACAATGAAAGGAGACGACAATGAGTAGTCTACTGCCATACCTACCTGCAGTTTTAACATCATCAGTTTTTTTACTTGCCACGGCCTTGTGGTTCTTCTTTATTCCAAGGGTTATTATTCGCGCAGTAGTTATTCAAATATCTGAGGAACTTGTTGTTAGAGACGAGAGGTTAGAAACGGTTAAACGGGCTATTGGTAGAGCCTTAGTCACTAACGAAACAACCTTAGACATAGAAAATCTTGATGATGAAATGGGATTCTTTGACGAGGAGATTAAAGATGAGGGATAAGATCGAGAGTAGTGTTAATGACTTTGTTCTCAAGATAGCTGAGCTATACGAGCCTATTTTAGCAGCTACTCTGGAGGACAGCTTATTCGAAGATGTAGTAGTTGAAATACTCGCTAGTAAGGAAGAGCTAATAGCCAGCATTTGTGGTGTTGTTGAGGTCACTCAACCCGTGGAACCAGCCACTGTTGAGGAGTCTCCTAGCAAAGAAGTTGCCAAAGACCTGTGGACGGGAGCACACGAGCTTCCAAGAAGTGTTGCTGCACCAGGGAGTATTAACGAGAATTTCTCGGGAAAAGATTTTGAAAAAATGGCTTCTTCAGCCGCAAGATCACTAAGCTCTCCTAGCATTTCTTCTTCGGGTTTTGTTGACGAGGATTCAAACGTCACCGCCCACAATCTTGGGTTGTCTGTAGCGGAAGAAAGAAGGATAGAACAGGGGCTACCAGCTAAAAGAAAATCCCCAGTTATTCACGTAGACCACACTGGTGCTAAGGAGGAAGCCCCGGTTATACCCCGGCCAACCCCTAAGTCAGTTGCTAAGGGTGTCACTACTTCTGAAAGTATAAAAACTCTAGTCACCGAAGAAACGAAATCAATTTTAAGAAGGCTACAGGACATATGCGCCCCTCACCAGCTATCCCCGGATAAGACGCTGAGTACACTAGCCTGTAGTATTCTAGCCATAGTGTCAGCATACTTACCAACAGACCACCCAGAAGAAGCTCCAAGGTACGAGAGTGTCAAAAGTCTTTGGGCAGCCTTGCAGAACGTTATTGGTACTCTTAAGAAAGTTCAAATGAACCTAGGAAAATACCAGGAATTAAGCAAATTGCAGAAGGATTTAAACTCCGTCATTACAGAGGTGATGGTAGACACTGCAGGTTATTCCCTGCCAGATGAGGAGCCTGTTAATAGAACGGGAGAAAACCCTACGGAAGAGGGGCAAGAGGAAGAAGATGGGGGATAACCAGCCTTGCTTCTTGGTTATGGCATTTGTTGACCTTTTGGGTGGTGGGTGCAAGATAGCTTTTGATGCTATTGAAGCTAGTAGCTCTCACGAGGCTAAAAGCGTGGCTTTAAACAGCTTTATTCTAGCGGGGGATAGTCAAGCTATTTCTTTTGGTGAACAGACATTCCTTCCTGGTGTTATAGCCTCTATAAGCATAGAAGTTGTTGCGGCTATAGACTTAAGCCACGAGTTCAACGAAAAGTGGGTTTATTCCATAGAGTCCTGGAAAGAATTTGAAAGAGCCTTAACTCAGGGGAAAAAATCAAAGACTGCTGAGAGTGTAGACTTGTTTACTGGAGACCCACCCGGGTAAATGAAAAATAACAAAAATGATATAAGTAGTGTTTTACCCAAAGTTGATCTTAGTTCTTTTACGGAAGAGGAAAGGTTAGCTATTGAGGGTGTCTTGTCTAGTGTCCTGGACAGTGGGAATACTGATATTCTCGAAAGAATATTCTACGAAGACTATGATGAACAGCCAGTTACTCCAGCTGAGTTTCTTAGTTCTAGCTACTATCTAGGTTCTTTTGCAGAGTCTTTGTACCCAAAATGGAAAGATGAGTTAATCTTCGTTTTAGATCCTAAGAACGCAATTAACGAGTGGATTGTGTTTGGGAGTATCGGAACGGGGAAGTGCTGTCGATCCAGTACTTTAGCTACAACCTCCAAAGGTTTGCTAACAATGGAGGAGGTATACCACGACAGGGGGAACTTCTGTGCTTTAGCCGAGTCAGGATACAAAAACATTGTTGACAGGCACGATGAGGGGGACACGGAAACTAGGCTAGTTACTACAAAAGCTGGGAGAGTTATTGAGGGTAGGCCCAACCACAGGTTGAGGGCGCTAACCCCCCGCTTAGAAGTTGTATGGAAAAATATGGAAGAGTTAGCTACGGGGGATATCCTCCTACTCATGCCAGATACGAACTGCACAGCAAAAGAACTCCCGAATGACGTAGCCGAGGGTATTGGATGGATTGTTGCTGAGGGGAGCCGTTTTCTAGACAGGGAGGGTAACCACACTGCCCACAGTGTACATGGAGCACTCCACGAAAAAGGCAGAATTTTAAAGTGCCTACACGCTGTAAACGATCACTTCTCTTGTTTTTCAAGAATAACAGACGTCACGGAGAGTAGCAGTCACTGTAAAAGGGGCGCGTGTTGCATAAACCTTGCGATAGGGAAATACTCTGATGAGGGCGTATGGGATGTCCTCTCTAAAGGGGCTGTGAGTTCCACGGTAGCTGTTCCTAAAGCCATCCGTACCTCGGGCCATAGAACGTGGAAAAACTTCCTTAGGGGGCTATTCTCGGGGGACGGGACCGTAGACAAACATGGGGGTAACGCCCCCGTGCTAACTACAACCTCTGAGTCCTTAGCTTATCAAGTTCAAACCATGTTAACTGCCCTTGGCGTTTATTCTACTTCCAGGAAGTATACAGCTATGCTAGATGGTAGAGATATGGGAAATGCCTGGGATATAAGAGTTGTGGGCTTAAAGTCACGTATAAAATTTGCAAAAGAAATTGGTTTCTGGAACAAAGACAAACAAGAGTTACTTGAAGCCGGGCTTAAGCCCAATAGAAATGACGACCATAAGGTAAGTTTTAGGCTCGATGTTGATGCCCTCCGTAACTACCAGCCCAAAGGAAAGTGTGGAAACGGCAATAAAGGTCCTGTCCATAAAACAAGGACACCCCGGGGATTGTGCCATAGACTTAAAACTCAAAAAGCAACCGTGCACCTCTTAGAGGATATTCTTGAGGCTGGGGGGGTCTTACCCAGTGCCTTACAGGAAGTCGTGAATGGCACGTTAATGCTGGACACAGTGGATAGTGTAGAAGACAGCTCAGCTCATTGTTACGATATCTCTGTAGCAGACGATCCCAGTTACATCGCTGGGGGCTTTATAAGCCACAACACCGTAGCTAGCTGCGTAGCTCAGCTTTATAAGTTGTATGTGCTAAGCTGCATGAAAAACCCCCAGAAGTTGTTTGGGTTGGCTTCACACATGCCAGTGTACTTTGCCTTTTTCTCCACGACTAAGACTAAAGCAGCAGACGCAATTAACGCAAAGTTCCAGTCTATGCTTAACCTGTCTCCATACTTTAGAGAAAAGTTTCCAAAGAATCCTAGGAAGGTGTTCCTACAGGGGGCGGCTACGCTGTTTGGAGCTGGGTACAAAGAGCACGCTAAGAGCGATGATCTTTTTGAGTTAGTCCTACCCCACAACATTCACTTACTATTCGGGTCACAAACAGGGCACGCACTCTCTTTGGACGTGTTCTCTGCTACTTTGGATGAAATGAACTTCCGTAGCAAGCGGTCAATACTCGACGAGGATGACGAGAACAGCGCCAAGCAGCTATACCACCAAGTAAGAACACGTATTGAGTCCAGGTTCATTTCCGCTGCTTTTAACCCAGGGTTGCTAATAAATATCTCCTCTGCTAGGTCTACAGATTCTTTTGTTGAGGAAAGAATCAAAGAAGTTAGGGAGCATAACATTAAGAATGCGCATATATCTGACTTTGCTCTTTGGGACGTAAAACCCGGAAGGTATGGTACTGAAAAATTCAGGGTGTTTGTTGGATCTGGGTTTAGATCCTCAAGAATTCTAGTAGGTGACGAAGTTGTAGGTGACATGAAACCTGGAGAGGCTGTTATCAGTGTTCCTACTATTTTTAAAGAATCTTTTGTCCTAAACATTGACTCTTCTATTAGAGACTTAGCAGGGATACCTACGGCTGCTCTTAACAAGTTGTTTAAACACCGTGAGTTGATCGTAGAGGCCAATGACCCCCACAGAAAAAACCCGCTAATGCCAGATACTATCCAACTAGGAGTTAGGGGTGGTCTTGAGCTTTCAGATTTTTTTGACCTAGAACTGGTAAGCAGATATGACAATGTTGAGAGGCACCTCCTACACCACCCAATGATTGGACGGTTTGTTCACGTTGACTTAGCCAAGAATGCTGACTGTGCGGGTATTTCCTCTGTGTGCATACCATACTACTATGAAAAAACGTCAAGGCACTACGACGTAGACAGAGAAGTTAAGCTAAAACTACCTTTTGTTTTTGTAGATTTTGTTGGAAGAATTCAGGCCCCCGACGGTGATGAAATTTCTTTTGAGAAGATAAGACAGTTTATAGTGTGGCTACGTGACGTGGCTGGTTACCCAATAACGGGTGTTTCCTACGACTCTTGGCAAAGTGTTCACTCAATACAACTCCTCCAAGAGAACGGTTTTGAGACAGATACACTAAGTGTTGACAAGACAGACGAGCCTTACATGGAGCTTTATAACGCTTTTGGGGAGCATCGGCTGATAAAACCGGCGCATGTTACGCTAGATAAAGAGTTACGAGACCTTGAGCATGATATTCGTTCTGCAAAAGCTAAGGTAGATCACCCTCGAAGTAGCTCTAAAGACGTGTCGGACTCTTTGTGTGGAGCCTATTTTCAGGCTTTAACCTACATTCACAAGTATGGCTTTGGAGCGGTTGGAGCGCACCTAGTAACTGAGGCTATAATTAAGAATCTGTGGAACAAACATCAGAGCAGGAATAAAGCAGCAAGAGAGTCCCGAGAAATGGGGTATAAAGAGCCAAACTTCATACCAAGGTCCTTCGATACTAAGTTTCAGAAGGCTTACCCAATTAAATAGCTAACTCTGCTTTATTTATAAGAGGAGGACTGTTATGTCTTATAAAGTTATGTTAGATGAATACATTGAGTTTGCTCTGGTGGAGGGTGTTCAACCAGACGTGGACATCATTTTAGAGGATGTAGAGGTTCCTGCGTGTGCGGGACCCAGCTGGACTCCGAGTACTGGGCCAGTAGCAAAAGGCCCCGGGATTAGTGGAGCAACAGCTCAGGCGAGTTTTCAAGACTCAGACGCCCCGCCTACATTTCCCGGTGCTAGTGGTCATAATATTCCTGCGGCGATGTTTCGGACACAGCCTACCTCTGCTCCTCCGGCGATGTTTGGTGGTGCAGCTCGTATGCGTAACCCCACGCACGAGGAAGAGCTTCTAGGTGCCGTCTTAGCAGATTTGGAAGAGTTCTCACAGCTATAGGGGGTACTTATGCCCACCATAAAAAAGAGACCTCCTATTGAGGAGAACACCATAAACCTCGACCCTTTAAGTGTGGGGGATGCTACAGCTGTAATTTTTGCTACTGTAGAAGCTTCTTCTGCTGCTTTTTTTAAGGCAGCTATGAAGTCCACTATGCGTAGAAAGCTTCCCCGTAAACTTCCTGTACGCGAGTTTACTACTAAGCTTCATAAGGTTGTTACAGAGCGCAAAGGTAGCCTGTATGCTGCTATTGTAACCTCAATAGACTCTAACAATGTGTTTCATCCTAAGAGATTTGCAGTGGCTATGAAACGTCTTGGGTTAGTAGACGAAATTCAAGCGTACTTCAACACCTATGGAATGTCAGAAGTTAGTGAGAGACTAGCTAATGCTATCCCATGGTTTTGGGCAGACGCGGCTGTTCTGCAGCTTGAAATGGTTAAGAGTGAAATTAAGGTTCCTGTCGTTGAAGCAATATGTTTTATTGGGGAGATGTCCACACCTGACATTAACCAGTTGATTGAGCAAGAAACTTTCGGGATACCCGTGACTTCTGGTTCTGCCGGTCTAGCCCTCGACATGACAAACTTTAAGCCTATGTCCTCTAAGCAAATCTACAAGAGTTACCTGAGAGGAATTACTCAGTCAAGAAGCATTGGGCTACTCGATAAAAATAGTTCTTTAGAAGCTATCTTTGAGAGTTTTAGGCAGCATATCCTGTCTAACCCTTCCGCGCTTCAAAAGCTACTTCCTAAAGTTAAATATGGTGGGCAGGAATTTCAAGGAAGAGAGCTGGAAAATCTTTTTAGAAATAAGCTAGTTGTTAGAAAACTTAAGATGTCTTTTTTTGGTGCCTATGACAAACACTCGCATAGCATAAACATTACTAGGCTGTATAATGCTTTTAAGACAAACCGCATTCAAGACTTAATAGCTACGAATTTAAGAAGCTCTAGTAAGAAAAGGATTACAAAAGAAGTTACAAGTGGTATACTCGCTAGCATTATAGGTCTTTTTTTTGCTTTTACAGGCGACACAAAGGGGCAGAGTCTGCCTATGATGAATACACTCAAGCGAGGAGTCAAATAGATGGCAAATAATGTTCTTAATGCTCTTGTTAAGTTAACTGGCTTGGATAACATCCTTAGAAAGGAGTTAGCCAAAAACGTTCAAGCGGGTGCAATTAACCCACAGACAATGCAATCTGACGACGTTATGGGGGACTTGACGCTTATTGAGGAATCCTTATCCCAGTTCAACCTTATTACCAGGATGCACCGTGATAGGTCAATGCGCTACCAAGACTACGACGCAATGGATAACTACGGGGATGTATCCGTGGCCCTTGATATCTACTCTGAGGAAGCAACACAGACGGACCTAATACAAGAAGACAACATTTGGATTACTTCTCAAGATACTAAGATTTCTGGTCTTCTAGAGCAAATGTTCAAGAAGATTAAGATGAGAACAATTATCCAGGGTATGGCTCGTGAGATATTCAAGTACGGGGACCTTTTTATAAGCCCCAAATACGACAACGGTGGAATTAAAAGCATTCTTTACTTACCCGCTAGGTACGTCCAGCGAGTTGGACCCGACCTTAATAGTGTTAAGCACTATAAGCTAGACAACCACTTGGCTAAAGTAGCTCCTAGAAAAGATGGTATTCTTTTGCCGTGGGAGTGTGTGCATTTTAGGATGGTGAGCTTTGGGTTCTCAACGCTATACGGAAAATGTGTCGCAGAGGGTAGCCATGTCTGGACTGAGGGGGGGATTATCCCTATCCAGGATGTCAAACCCGGAGATAGGGTCCAGATTCTTAATACAGACACTAACGAGTATGAAGTAGCTGACGTAAAGAATACTGCCTGTAATGGCGTAAAGGATCTTTTGGAGATTCATACCGCGCACCGGGTAGTAACAGTTACTAAAGAGCATCCTATGCCCTATGTGGATTATAAAGGAAAGGTGCATTGGAAGCAGGCTAAGGACCTAAAAGTCACCAACAGACTGGCAGTAGCTCCTAGTAACCTTGTACACCGGGGGGAGAGTGTGCCTATTGTGTGGCCTACTAAATTTACCTCCTTTAAATCCTTGGTTGCTGGTGAGGTGTACGTAAAGGTTACTGAGAAAGGCATCCTCTCAGCTAAAGAGGGGTTTGTTACTAAGTGGAATAAGATTACTAACATAACAGACGACAGTTGTGATCTAGGCCGTAGACAGGCTTTGTCGGTGTTAAGAGGCGAGTACGCCACTACAAAGGGTAATGTTGAGAAGTTGTTTGCTTGCTTAAACCGTCCTCTAACAGAAGAAGATTTTGCTGTATCCCGCTCAGACCGCTTTGGTATCCAAAGATTTCCACATGTTGTGACTTCTGGGTTTGCTAGGTGGTTTGGTTTTATGCTCGGGGACGGATGGACTAATGACCACGAACTCCGCTTTGCTGAGGGTGAAGATGCTGAGGTGAATAACAGATACACAAAGCTTACAGAAGAGATGTTTATCTGCAGTGTAAAAAAGCGAGTAGCGTCTTCTACCCGGAAGTCGGAGTATACTAACTTCTACGTGGGGTCTACAGAACTCGTAGACATGCTAAAGGCTATGGGGTGGGTTACGGGAGCACACAACAAAACTATCCCCTCGTGGGTTTTTAAACTCCCTAGAGAACAGCAGGAAGAATTTGTACTCGGCTTAATGGACGCTGATGGGTGGACTACTAAGCAACATGCCTACCCCCTTTACCACATTGAGCTGTGTAACAAGGGGCTAGTAGAGGATTTAAGAGTGCTGGTAGAGTCTTTGGGCTACTCAGTTGGCAAAGTACGCAAACGAGGAAAGCGTACTCAAACAATTTGTGGGGTAGAGTGTACAAGTAATTCCCCAACATGGCTTCTAACCTTCAACAGAACTAAGGTTACTAAAGAGTCAGAGCGTATCCAGAAGATTGTTCCGGTTGACGCAACAAAAGTATACGACCTTGAGATTGACAGCCCTCACCATAACTTTGTGGTTGATGGTATGCCCGTGCATAACTCAGGAATTGAGCCTGCAAGAAAGCGTTGGCTGCAGCTTAAGTTGTTAGAAGATGCAATTGCAATCTACAGGCTAAACAGAGCTGTGGAAAGAATCGTGTTCTATATTGACGTAGGCCAAGCTTCTCCACAGGAAGCTTTGCGTATTGTTCAGCAGTACAAACGAAAGTTTGGTAACAAAAGACAGTTTATTGACCCCAATGCTCCTTCTGAGTTTCACCAAGCTTATGATCCACATAATTTGTTAGAGAATTACTACTGGCCCGTTAATTCTGCTACGGAAAGATCTAAAATTGAAAAACTACAGGCCCCACAAGAGCAAGGGCAGCTTTACGACTTAGATCACTTTAACGAGAAGCTGTATGTGTCATTAGGCATACCCCGGGATTACTTAACGGGAGAAATTAGCGGCTCTTGGAACAGCAAAGAGTCTCTGGTACTGCAAGACGTAAGATTCTCTAGGAAAATTCATAGAGTACAGGAAAGCTTGCTAGAGGGTGTTGAGTATCTGTGCAGATTTCATATTGCTATTGTTACTGGGGACGCAGAGCTGGCTAGAACAGCGCAGTTTAAGATTCATCTAGCTGACATATCAAAAATTGCAAGACAACAATATGACCAAATTCTTCTTAACCGTGTTCAGTTGCTAGTCTCGTTACACGACATGGGTACACAAATGCAGTTAAGAAGGGATATTTGGGTTCCGTATATCTTGAAGAACTACTTCCCTGACCTACCAGAGGAACTACTAAGCCAAGTTATTATATCCGACAAGGAGTTAGCCCAAGCACATGATCAGCTAACTAAGGCTCAGGCCGGTCAAAATGAAGATGTAGGTAAGCGTGTTCTTAGAGATATCCTAGAAAAAAGTAGGGGTTCAAATCGAAGGATACTCGAAGGGGAAGAGATCTCAGACTTGACAGAAGATCTTGCTCCATGGGAGATGTCTACTACTCTAAGTGAACCCGTTCGAGTTCCAGTAAATTGGTTAAAAAACATCGTAGAAGAGTTTGCCCCAAAAGCTAAGGCTGGGAAGGAGTCTGCTAAACTTCTTTACGAAGATAAATAGGAGACCCATAAAAAATGTCGGTTACATACCAGAAGTTAGCTAAACGAGTAAAAAATAATCTTGATGAAAACACTCCGATTAGTCTAACCCACGAGGAGGTACACAAAATTCTTTTAACATCTTTTGGGGAAATAGTTGACGCTCTTTCTTTTGGAGAAGACGTATACCTAGAGGGGTTTGGGAGACTATACCCGGATTGTAAGCCCCCGCAAAGGTTGAAGTCCAACATTACCCAGAAAGAACACCTAATAAGCTATAAGATATTTGTTAGGTTTAATGCTTTTAAAAAGCTTAATGCACAAGTTCAAAATTACCTAGACAAGCTAGGTTTGGAGGATACTAATGAACCCGCTATTGCCCCACATGCAAGAGAAGTTTAAAGACACCGATTTTCAGAAAGATGAGTTCACAACTATGGACCAAGAAGTAGCTAAAAGATTTCAGCACGCGCATCCTGATGCTAACTTTGGCCCAAGAGCTGATGATAACGAAGACAGTGACAAAAAAGAATAGCCTTAATGAAGCCAAAAACATTAGGGGACACGATCAGGTAAAGCAACCTTGGAAGCACTCTTCTATTGTTGCTTCCTTGGGTACTTTGGTAAACAGGAGGCAGCACAATGCCTCTGTGAACATTGCGGATAAGTACCATAGTACACAATTTGACTCCCTACAGGCAGCTTTCAAACGGGAGCTGTCTCTTGTCTTCATAGAGGTTAACAAGGGAGATAACCCTTCTTCTAAAAAAATGAAGGCTATCTTTAGAAAGTTTTATGTTAAAGCCTTTAAGATGGGTCTTAGTGCCGCTAAAGGAAGAGTAACACAGCAGGAAATTTCGTTAGAGGACGACAGGTGGATAGAGTCTTATCTTAGAAAAGAATTTGCTTACTGGAAGGGTTTTTCTGAGGATATGAAAAGCAACCGGGGTAAGTTGTCCTACGAACGTCGCTTGGACATGTATGTTTCTACGCTTCGGTCTATGTTTACTTCTGCAAAGGTTATACACGCACCAGCGCATACAGTTTTTCACTGGAAAACTACTCCAGGAGAAAAGTGTACACACTGTTTGTTCCTGGAAAAAATGGGTCCTTACACGAAAGAGAATATACCTACAATACCCGCGTCAGGAGACACAAAATGCAAAAGTGGTTGCAGGTGTCACCTGGAAGTTAAAACAGTTAGCATGACAGAATACTTAGGAATAAAGCGAAGAAACGCACCTAGGCGGGAATTACTACGTAGGATGTATCGCGTTTAGCTATTTATTAACTAGTAGGAGGAATAATGGGCTTTTTAAAACAACTTAATGAGCATATAGAATCCATGCTCATAGATGACGCAGAAGAAGAGGATATTGCAGCGAGCCTGTTGTCGGAGGATGGTTTCTTTTTTTCGGATGACACGTTACTTCCTATTCTAGAGTCTGTACGAAGGACTGTGGTTAAACGCGGCGGTGTGCGCCACGTAACGCGGCGTATAGGTCGCCCTAACCCGTACCGCTCAGCTATTGCAAAACGCTCTGCTAAGGCCCATAGAGGCTCAAGAATGCGCGGTCAGATGAAATACCGTAACTCTGCAAAAGCTAAGAGAGACAAGACCGAGATTAAGAGGTTTAACACCACTCGAAGAACGAACAGGCCACTATTCCGGCCCGCTAGAAGACCTAAGTTTCACGGTCCT